TGATGTTCCACTAGTTCCTGAAGTACCACTAGTACCTGAAGTACCACTAGTACCTGATGTACCACTAGTTCCTGATGTACCTGATGTACCACTAGTACCTGATGTACCACTAGTTCCTGATGTACCTGATGTTCCAGATGTTCCGCTAGTACCTGATGTACCACTAGTACCTGATGTACCACTAGTTCCTGATGTACCACTAGTACCTGATGTACCACTAGTCCCTGATGTTCCGCTAGTTCCTGAAGTGCCACTAGTACCTGATGTACCACTAGTTCCTGAGGTTCCTGATGTACCTGATGTTCCGCTAGTTCCTGATGTTCCTGATGTTCCACTAGTTCCTGAAGTACCACTAGTACCTGAAGTACCACTAGTACCTGATGTACCACTAGTTCCTGATGTACCTGATGTACCACTAGTTCCTGATGTACCTGATGTTCCAGATGTTCCGCTAGTACCTGATGTACCACTAGTTCCTGATGTACCACTAGTTCCTGATGTACCACTAGTTCCTGATGTACCACTAGTACCTGATGTACCACTAGTACCTGAAGTTCCACTTGTTCCCGAAGTACCACTAGTACCTGAAGTACCACTAGTACCTGATGTTCCTGAGGTACCAGATGTACCACTAGTTCCTGATGTACCACTTGAACCAGATGTACCACTTGTTCCTGATTGTCCAATAACTATCACGATAAACTCAGAATTGTCAGCAATAAACCCTGACCCTCCTGATGCTACCTGTTGAACACTAAAATCTTCGAAACTACCTACTAAAGGTGTAACACCCGTAATTCGTAAAAGTTTGAAAAATGTTGGATCGTCAACTTTAACAATTTTTAATATTGTTCCAATCGTTAATCCATTAAGTATTGTTCCAAAAGATACTTGAGGACTATAAGCAGTATCATTTATTGCAATAGATGTAGTAGTAGCACCGAAGTCATCTCCACTGTCTAATGAAAAATAAGTTAGTCCAGGATTGATAGAAGTATCAGTATTCCCTGTGAATCTCCATGCCGCAAGGTTTCCTTCTAATCCACTAGTTCCGTCAGTTCCTGATGTACCACTCGATCCAGATGTACCACTCGATCCAGATGTACCACTAGTTCCTGATGTTCCACTAGTACCTGATGTACCGTCTGTACCTGATGTACCATTAGTCCCTGATGTGCCATTAGTTCCTGATGTTCCGCTAGTTCCCGATGTTCCACTAGATCCCGAAGAACCTGAGGTTCCACTAGTACCTGATGTACCGTCTGTACCTGAAGAACCATCTGTACCTGATGTACCATTAGTCCCTGATGTACCGTCTGTACCTGAAGAACCGCTAGTTCCCGAAGAACCGTTTGTACCTGAGGTACCACTAGTTCCCGAAGAACCGTTTGTACCTGAGGTACCACTAGTTCCTGAAGTTCCATTGATACCAGAGGTGCCTGAGGTACCTCCTGTTATGCTAGCCGTAAAGGACGAAAAAGCTATTTGACCCGAGGTCCCCGAGGTACCTCCAGTATAGTCCGTAACTATATATATCCTATCGTCTGGAGCTGCCGATAGAACTATAGGTAAATCAGTTATTCTAGTGTTTGACATAAACTATAAATATATTTTTTGTTTTTTTATTTAATTTTTTTAATAACAATTTTATGATGGCGGAATTTCTTCTTGTACTATTAATGGATTTCCATCTTGTGTTATAATATCTATTCCGTCCTGAGTAATAATTTGAACCTCAAAGATTAGAGGTGTACTACTTGGTGTTGGAGTATTTGTTAGTGTTGGAGTATTTGTAGGAGTTTGAGTTGGAGTTTCTGTATTAGTAGGTGTTATTGTTGGCGTTACGGTATGAGTAGGAGTAATTGACGGAGTCGGTGTAACAGTTGGAGTTTGTGTTGGTGTTGGAGTAGTGCATTGTATGTTGACCACCACTCCATCAAGCATGTCATTTCTTGTTACTGCCGAGTAATAAATGTCATTATCAACAAAAACATTAAATGGTCCTAAGGCGTTAGAATTAGCCGTTAATCTAACAATATACGTTGTACATCCAGTTACTGAAATTTGCTGTTCAATTTGATTATCGCAACCTGGTGCAATATTCGTAACTAAAATAGAATAAGTAGTCATTCAATGGTTTTATTAAATAAATACCACGAGACTTCTATTTGATTTCTAAACTTTGTAAAAATGAATTATGATTGTTTTTTTGATAAAAAAATTACTCTAAAATTATCTCCATATTAACAACGCAAGACGCTAATTCTATGGTGATTTGGAACGCACAACCAAAGGTACAAGTTAATATTTTAATTACTTCACAATTATTACCATCAACTAATCGAAGCATAATTTCAGGTGCAGTTGAAAAAATAGATGGTATGACCGTGTTGTACTCCACAACAGGTGGAACGGGTCCTGAAGAAATTGTACCTATTAATGTTTGATTATTTCCATATATATCCGAAATATATACAGTAACCGGAAAAGTACCACCTGAAATTTCTGTAATTCTTATCTGTGTCATGATAAACAAATTATATTATATCCAATTACTAAATCGATTACAATTTCCTCTCCTTCCAAAGAAGTATTATTTCTACTTGTTTCGATAGTTATTTGATTATTTAGTTGGTCGATTATAACATTCCCAACGCCAGGTATTCCTAATAATAAAGTACGAATTGTGTCATACCATTGATTATCTGTTGGAACTTGGACTAATGAAGTTGATGTAAAGAAATTTTGTGATGCAACTATCCCTGATGGATTCACAGAAACTTTGGCCGTAAACGTCGCACTTATTAAATCACAACTTGTATTTCCTGAGGTTAAATCAAAAAATCCTTCATTTAACATTTGTAGTAATCCAAATTTGGTTGGAGATTGAATGTTGAATACTTCAGCTCCCATAACATAAGTCTGATAGGAGACCGAATTGGTGTTACAATTTATAGTTGTATTTCTTGTTAATGAACAACCATTTGCATCTACCACGGTCAAAGAATAGGTACCCGCAGTCAATCCACTAACTTGGATTTGTTGTGGTTCATTTGGTATATTGTCCGACCAATTAAAGATGAACGGAGGCTCACCTGAAGTAATAAATGCAGTAATCTTTCCACTTGACCCACTACCACAAGAAGTACTATATAAAGAATAGTTTAAGGGTTGACTACTCGGGACTAATATATTTCTTGTTTGTACACATCCATCCGCATCAGTGACAGTAACAACATGAGTTCCTGATGATAAGTTATTAAACGTTACCGCAGTTAAGTTTGTATCAATTACGTTCTGTATTCCATCAACAGAATAATCCAAAGGCAAAGTTCCTCCCGTTGTTGTTAGAATTGTAACCGAACCATTATTTTGATTACAACTTGTCCCTACAACTTGTGTTGAAATTGTAAATTTGTTTTGAGCGACTAAAGTTACTTCCTGTAAATAAGAACAACCACTATTATCGGATACACCTACAGTATATGTTCCTCCACTTAGATTTCTAAAAATTTGAGTACCCTGAGAATTACTTATATTCAACTGATTACCCGTTGGGCTAATCAAAGTATACGTGTATGGCACAGTTCCCCCAACAACATTTATAGTAATCGAACCGTTATTACTTGAACAAGTAGAATTTTGTCCTTGAACTGAAACACTTGTAATTCCGCCAGGTGTTTCGAGTGTGGTACCCGCGGTCATCTGACATAAACCCGCATCTGTCACTAAGAAATTATATTGTCCTGCTGAAAGTCCTGAAATTGAAAACGTTCTTGAATATGATACTAAGACATCACCTGTAGATGCCGAATAATAAAAAGGCTCAGTACCACCAGTGATGGTCATGTTAATAACTCCATTCGATTGAAGACAAGTTGGAGGTGTTGAGGTAAATAACCCAAGTCCAACTGGACTAACATTAGTTATTGTTGCAGATTTTGATAAAGTACATCCATATGCGTCTTTAACTTCAACAGAATATGAACCCGCAGTTAACCCTGTAATTGTACTACCCGTCAACCCATTACTCCAAAGATAAGTATAAGGAGACAGACCCGTTTGACCAGTTACAAAAATTTTCCCTATCGGTGTTCCTCCACAACTTGAATTTGGTACCACATATAAACCAAAATCCAAAGGTTCCGATTCTTGAACTATAAATGTCTGAGTAAATGCCGTACACCCTCCAAGGTCAGTTACTTCCAAATAATATGTTCCAGCACTTAGTTCACCAAAAACAACCGTATCTGTATTTGTAGTTGCTGAAGTAAGATAGTTGTTATTTACATCATACAACGAATAATTGGTTGATGAATATAATGAAGTTGATGTACCAGTAACCGACCCATTGTTATCTCCACAAGTAGTATTTTGTACCGCAACTATAGACCCGCAAACTCCACTTGAAATCGGAATGTTTATTAAAAATTCACTATTAACAGGTAAAGTACTGTCATTAACTCTTAATTGATAAACATTACTTGCTAAACCAACTAAAGAGGCAGGTTGTGCTACTATAGTTTGAGACGCATAAGACGGACTGATAAACTCTACGGTATATGGAGGTGTTCCTGCACTAACAAAAAGATTAAAAGCTCCCGAATTATTATTGGAGCAATCACCTGTTACTGTTATGTTATAATTTAATACCGCCATTAGTTAATAGTACAATTTATACTTATATTTATCCCCGAATTCAAGGAAAGTGTCTCGTTAATATTTCTCTCCGTACAAGTTAGACTTGTAATTGTTAACAAATTACCATTTAAGAAATATGTAAATCCATAGTCATATAGTTGTGGAAGATATTGTATTAAAGCATTTCTCCACATTGTATTCGTTGGTACATCCGTTAGTCCATACCCAACATAATATAATTCTTTGATTATTATATCACCACCGATTCTTAAGTCAACATACCAATTACTTTCAACTGAATTTTGGATACAATCATTTAATGTCAGTCCACTCTGTGTCAACATATTGTTAACCCTATTAGATAATATACTACTGAAATTACTTACATCCACATCACCATTCAACCAAGGGAATATGTTAAAGTCAGTATATTCAGTTGTGCATGTATAATCAAAAATACTAGATATGATGAAACAAGGGTCGACAGGAACAGGAATAAATTGACATCCTCTTTGTCTTCTATAAACAAACTTCTGTCTTTGAAATATTGAATTTTCCATTCTAACTCCCGTATTCCATATTGTTGTCGCAGGAATCATTTGTTCCACTAACTTCATCCAAAAAGGGCCAATACCATTTACATAATCAATTAATTTTTGATAGGTATATTTGTTATTAGGTAACCCAACAGTACTTTCAGATTCAATATACTTCCAAAAGATTGATTGTAAGGTAGGATATCCTCCTGTTTTACCATCCGTGATATATTGACGGTTTCTAACATTAATCATGTTCTCCCAAAAAGTTTGAGAGAATTCAAAAAACGTTTTCTTTTTTGGTTCTGGGTTTATAAATGTAGAATCAACTCCGCCAGGTACAGGATATCCAACTGTTAGTCCTGATTCAGGAATCGGATAGTCATATCTTCTTGATTGAGTCCAAACATCATATACTAAACCTTGCGCTGGATTTAAGAAAAGGTCAACGTTTTTAACATTCAAAACTAACTTTTCATCATCAACAAAATAATATGCATTGTAATCTGCACTTGTTGAAACTCTAATTCTATCATCTTCCTCTAACCAAGACTTATTGTTATCAACCACTTTTCTAAGTTTGAACCCTTCCGTCATATATGGGAAGTCTCTGAATCTATTTAGATAAAGTTGCCCATAACTAAATGGCGTTAATTGTGTTTGAATATTGAAATTTTGTCCCGTAAATACCTGACCTGTGATAGTGACTTCATCAGGACTTCTATGTGATGGAGTTGATTCATACCATCCAGCTCCTAACTGAAAGAAATAACTCTCAGTATTAACAGGTGCCTTTGGAAATCCTTCCAAATCTACAGGATAATCATCCAATCTTGTTGTTACATCTTGATATGTGTTTGTGGAAGTAAACGCACTAAAAGTCTGACCTTTTATTTTATACGTCGATCCAGGAATAAAACCTGGAGTACTCTCAACATATGTTCCTCCTGAAATTGCCGCCCATTGAACACCAAATTGGTCCATATTTATTTTTTGGTCCGCCAAATAAATGTGTTCATTAAACTCTATCAATGAATCAGGTGCTCCGATTAATCTTAACATGAATTCAACAGACCTTCTTGTCCCTTTTGATTTGAACAAATAAGATGCATTCAAAATTAAATTACGATAAAACGCGTAGTTTAATTCAGTTGGTGTTAAGGCTCTAGCGTATCCAGGATATGTTGGAGTCGAAGTATTTCCGAACACCGAACTTAGAAAGTTTTCATTTGTTATTGGTGAAAAGTTTGAACTCCATCCAAGTGTTTGTGCCAAGTTAACTAAAAGTTGTGATGGTATATCATTTGAAGGATTGTAACTAACTGAATTCATATAAGCTAATGCATCTATGAACTGTTTGATTTGGTCAAAACTTCTTCCGTAAATTTGAAATATCTTCTCAACCTTACGTCCAAGTGTATCGAATTCTTTAAGGGAATCCGAAACCAAAAATCTTGAAATCAAATTGGTTTTGAATGAATCCAAATTAATCGCAATCGCTTCAAGTTGGGTTAAATAGTTTTCAAATAAAAATGATTTAATATCTAAATTCCAAGTTCCTTCTTTAGGCCATGTAACTTGTTGATAATCTGTAAAAAATTGTCCCGCCTCATTCTGTTGTGGAACTTGAAATATTGCAGTATATTCAGGTCTGATAAGTCTGTTCAATAGAAATTTTTGTACCTCATCGAAATCTTCTGCAAATATTCTGTCAACAACAAAATCATTTGGTCTTACTTGAAATCCCTCATTAGTTGTAGTCGCAGTTGTACCAAATGGTGCACCTGACACAATAAATTCAATAAATCCTGTTGATAATGTTTGTGATGGAGTGAATGAAATTACATTAAATATATTATCATTAATCGCAATACAATAATCTAAGTATGTATTATATAAATTTCTATATGGAGAAACCGTAATCTCCCTTACTGATAAGTTTGTCGCAGCACTTAATGAATAATCAATATCAAATGGGTTATTGATTCTGCTAGTGTTTATTCTAAATGTAGTTTCATTTAATGTTGAATCGTAAACTATATTAGTCGCTGTCGCACCGGTAACGAAATCCTCATTATTGAATTGTATATCTAAAGATGCTGGAAATCTATGAATAATTTCGGTAATTGAGACTTGAAATCGCTTACTTAATGACCCATACATTGAGAAGTTCAGAACCTGTGACACATCATAGTTCGGATATACTCTGAACTGTGTCGCCATTATTCGTCTACTCTCAGTTAAATCACTAATGTTCAATCCCTCCAAACTTATCGGTTCAGAGAATGCCCCAACATTAAAATCTCTAGTTACTCTTTCTGTAACCGAAGTTGTGAACTCAAAGTTACCTTGCGTAAGTCCTCCTCCTTCAACTGTTTGTAATCCTACAATATTGTCAGAGAAGGTTGCAGCACCACTACCTGGCCGTGGTGGGTAAAAAAATTTGGTAGTCCTTTGAGTCGTAGCCATTAACTAGTTATATTTGTAAAGTTTTTACTGAAATCGATATTATTACCTCTACTTTGTCTAACCTCATAAAGAAGAGCATTAAATTGGTCTCTAATTTCGTATAGGTTGTATTGTCTGTATATGTTATCGTTAGAGTCGTAGATAGTGTAGATACCATCATCAATAGACTTGGTTTGATTACCATATAGAGCAATAGCAAGAGAAGAAATATCGTACTCAACCATTTCAATCTCAATAGATACTGGATTGAAGAAGGTATTAGAAATAATAATATCTTGGTCAGGCTGTCCGATGTACGGAGTTGCGTTTGGTTTGTTTGTTGGCGATGAAGATGGTGAAAGAGTTAGGAATATCAAATTTGAGTTTCCTTCAACATATCTATATCTAATTGCCTTTTGCGTTGTATTAACTTCATTTGTCACAACAGGTTCACAGAAAAAACTTGATGTTACAACTCTGAAGAAATTAGGAATTTTTGACCCATCAGCATTTAGATATTCAACTCTGAATCCAACCAATCCTTGTGGAACAAATTTGTTTTGATATTGTGTTGGTACATCAGAAATGTCAATTATAATACCCTTCACGTTCGGTAATGCACTTAATACACCACAATCACTAATTACCGTTCTAATCTCTGCAGGTCTAATATATAAAGTGTAAATCCCCAACGCGTTGAACTGATTTGCGGGTAATGTTAAATTATAAAGTCCTCCTAAAACTTCAACCCCAGCATTCCCCCCTGTTTCGGAGTTTGCGAAGTAAGGTCTTAATATTGTTTGTGCATCCAACTTTGTTAGGACAAATTGGTCTGTCACATCCCTTGTGGGTGTGTAATTCATAATGATATCAACATCCGCTGGTGAAACATCTGAAGGTCTTATTGTACCGTATGAGCCGATTGCCATATTCTCTTATTTAATTTATAAATACTTTATTTCCTTTTTTCAATTAATTCTTTCTTTATTAACTACGTTGAAAAATCCATATCCATAGTTAATCATATCTCCCAAGTTATCCACTTCACCTAACCTCATCACTCTTTCATAAGCACTATTCTTCCCTCTTTCCACGAATACGTTGGTTTGTATTTGAGCTTGGTCAATTACTTTGAGTAAAACCTCATCTTTAGTGATAGGTTGCGCGGTCAAATTATTTGATGTTAATCCCGATGATTCTTGGAAGAATATTGTGGTTCCATCATTGTAATCATAGTAATGAACACCAGTAATTGTATAGGCAGTAAATACAGGATTTATATCTGATATTGCCCCCCATATTTGTCCATAACTAATTACAGGTACACCAACTTGAAATTTAGGACTACCATACAATGCCAATTCATTAACTCTAGATTTTGTATTTCCTGAAACCATGAATGGAATTGTAACATAGTTATTAGATGTCTGAGCCGAAACTACGTTCACAGCGTCTCCCGAAAAAATGTAATCGTAAGATACAGGTGTCCCAATCCAATTTCCTGTGGATGGTGCAAAAAATGCTTCCCCCTGTGGATTAAAAACTACAACATCGGTAAATGGAACATTGATTGTTTTTGATACCTTCGTTATACCCCAAGGATTAGTTTGCTCCAAAGTTATAGTATATTGTTTGGTCGCGGTTGTATAAGTATGACTTATTGAATTGGGTGCGTAAGTTGTTATGGTTTGTTTCGGGCTTCCATCTCCCCAATCCACTCTATACACCGACAAATCCAAAAACTTTTGAAACTCATCCGAAGTATTGTAAACATTCCATACATATGGATTAGTTGTTGTTGATGAGAATAAAAAGTTTGTTACAACATCTTTTTGTAACACCGCTCCATCAAATGGACTATAATATCCCACATCAACCGCAGTTTGTCTTAGTAGTATAGGCACCGATAAATTAGTAAGTAATGATGTCCCATTAGGTCCTGAACTAACAACTTGTGTCATTGCAGAATAAACACCAACAGGCGTTCCTTGATAATTTACAACAGACAAGTCCTTTGCAACATTCTCAGGTGAAACAATAAATCTATAGGTATCCTGTGACATTATTGTGGTGGATTTACATACTCATACCATTTTATGGGGATATTGGTCCCCACCCTTTGTCCACTAGTATTAAACACTTGGTAAGTCTGTGTTTCATAATCAAGTCTTACTGTGTAATAGAAAAACTGTGTATTATCAAAATAAAACTTGTTATTTTTACTCAAGTTGACTTGAGGCCCGTTAGTGAGATCTATTGGATTTGCCCCTCTACCTGTCATCATTTTTGTAAACTGACCCGTCTTCGCATTAAAAAACTTAGCAGTCATATAAAATGTATTTATGTTAAGGAAATTTCGTTTCTTCAACCAATACACAAAAAACCCTTCCTTATCACCAACATAATCCAAAACAAATTGTGGCTTTCTAATGTTAACCAACGTCCTCTGCATTTGAGTTTCCATAATTAAACCTTGTTGTGTCGGTAATATGATTGTCAAATAATTTGTTTGTTGCTTCTCATCAGGTGTGTCATAAAAATCCAATTTGAAAAACGAGTTAGCGAATACGTTCTCATAATAATATACTTCTTGTGGAGTAAATCCCTCACTTAGATAATCGATTCTCCAATTACTTGAATCATCAAGAGACCCTCCAGAATAAAAGTAAAATTCGTAATTAATTAAGGTATCATTTGTAGTACCTGTTGCAGGTGCGTGTGCGAATCTTGAGACTTCGAAATCTCTTCCTTTACCTATAACATCTCTAATGGCTTTCTCCTCATACTCATCAATAGCCAAATCTAACCCCAAATAATCCCACTTGAGTTCAACAGGAATGTTGATTTGTTTGTCAACAAAGCCAGTTTGTTTAATTACAAATTTATTCGCACTCATCAATTAGTGGTTTAATTGCAAAATCAAATCCATCAAGATTATCATTATAATTTATTCCTTCAGGTATCAATCTGAAAATCACTTGGGTATACGGATATTGTGCCGAATTCAAAAATGGATAATCAACCCCACGACGTAAGTTGTCAATAAACCCATAGGTATAAATATCTCTCCATCTGAACTCTTGGTCTGCCGTGGAGTAAAATGCCCAACTCGGTACATTATCAATTAAACCCAATTCAGCGGTCTCTATATAATCCGAAAAAACTTTCAGAACCATAGTGTTATGTGGCTTATAATAATAACCTGGTGAATTGGTTGAAAAATTATCCGTAGTCTGAAAAACCTGTTGGTTAAACTTTATCTTATGATAATATGGTGATACTACACGTTCTACTTGTTCATAGTCATTCCACTCACAAAAATCACCATCCATGACATCTCCAGGTTTCAAATCTGTGTTGTAATAAAATGTTTTAGTCGCACCATTGGTGAGAGTATATGCCGAAACTGGTATACTTGTGTTTGACCTTTGATTATTTAAGTCCCACCAAGGAGTTGGAGTTTTTGCTAAATTAAATTCCCATCCTTGTTTCAAACCAACCCCATTGAATGATTGATTAAAATATCCTGAATAACCCTTATTAACAATAGTAAGACTTATTTCATTCAGTGGTCTTTTTTGATTATCTAAAAAACCCGCAAAGTCTAAATCATAGTTAGATGTTACATCATATGCATTACTACTAGATTTTTGAGATATTCTTGTAACGTTGTTTGGAGTTATAGAACTATATTCCAATTTTTTTTCTTCCCCAAATACATTTTTTTCAAATCCCGCTTTTGTAATTGCAAGGTCGTTTAAGTTAGTCAACACCTTATATTTTTTTACATAATATTTTGACCTAGTTTCTGTTAAGTTGTCAGGGTTAATTACCCTCCTAAACGTTCCAATCGTGCCATTACTAAATGTGGCTCCTGTAAATCCAATGTTAAATAAATTAAAAACATGTGTACTACTTCCAAACAATCCATTACCAATGGAATATACCTGAAATATATTAGAACCCCTATAAGTTAAAGATAACTCAACGTATTCTCCTGTAGTTAGTCCATGAGGAGCAACACAAACAAATGAAACCAACCCATTACCATTTTGCGTAGTATTCCTGATTGAGAATGGTATTCCACTAGACGCAATCCAATTGACATCATTATTTGTTGTCGAGTAGTATGTTAATTGTCTATTACTATCATTCTCGTACGGGTATGTTAAGTAATACATCCAATTATAAGTGTAGGCACTTTTTGCTTTGTACTGAAAGTGATTGTCCCCCACATTAGGTCTATAAAAATCAAACTCGTAATATTGAGGAAACCCTCTCCATATCCCACTTTGTTTTGAACCTACAGGGTCACTGTAATAAAGGTTGTATTGGAAAGGTAAATAAGTTGTTGTACCAGTATACGTGTTGTCATACAAGTATGTAATCTTGAAGGTAGGTCTGAATATCGTACTAGTCTGTCTCTCATCATCATAAATCTGAGCCAAATTCAAGGTCGAAGTCCTATCATACTCAGTGAGTTCTTGACTCTGCTCCTGAAGCGTTACAGAAAGTTCCTCATCTAAAGATGGGGCTCCCTTATATCTAAGTCCACTCGGTATTATTGTATACTTATTCATCTACAGAATACTTTGTTTTGAATTTATCCAAAGAGGTTTGTCCGACAATAGTTCCAAAATAAAATTGGAATGGTGCCCCAACCACAAATTTTTGTTTCAATGCTCCCGTTGCAATGTATTGGCCATTACCGACTGTACCATTGACATTGAATATATATCCTCGTGCATTCAAATCATTAGATTCTGAATTGTTACTCCAAAAATATGGAGTATCAGATGCATATCTATCTAAAGACTGATATCTCACATTTTGCACAATATCGGAAGATGCTGTCGCCCAGTTATTATTTTGATTACCAAAAATAATATTAGTGTCACTAAGTCTCCACTGATAGAATGGAACCACCTGTGATTTTATACTATAAGGGTATGGATAATAGCCTATGTCATCGGTACCTCTGAAATTTATTCTACCAGGTGCCAGATAATCTTTAGTTTGTAAATCTTCCGTAGTAGACGAAAACCATACTGCAATCGTTGGATTCTTTTCAGTACCTAAAATCTGTGTAGGTGGATTTGTATCACCCGAGAAAGCGTCATAATATTCAGGTGAAAAATTAATATTTCCAATTTCACTATTAATTGACAACAGTTGAGCAAGGTCTCCATCTATTCTTCTTTCAGGTCTCGAAAATAATTGATTAATGGAGTTATCTCCTGCAGGTATTAATTGTTGTAAGAAATTTTCATCAGTAATTCTTGAAATTACAAACAAATTAATCAAATCAGATGTATCTCCATAGCTTGTTGGATTTATGTTAGGTAATATAAATCCTCGAGTTGTAGGGTCAAAAGTTATCTCAGAATAGAAATAATCTTTCATTCCCAAATTTATGATAGTGGTAGGGTATAATAAGTTCAAATCATTAATACCTCCATCTTGTTTGTTTACTATTTTTCCAACAAATTTGTTTGTTATAAAACTGTATGGGCTACTTCTATAATAAAAGTTGTTACTATCCCGATTATAATAAACAACATCTTCACAAAACATAACTTCCCTAACCCGATTTTGTGTGTTGAAAAACGTATTAACTTGTATCGGAAAGAAATATAATGAACCGTTAATCCAATTGTTCATAAATGATTGGGCAAGTACTCCTCTACAAAGACCATAGAAAAATCTGAATCTATATCCCCACTCATTAAAGTTACTTATATCCTTTCCCAAATCTCTTAAAGGTCTTCGTAAGAACATATAACAACCTCTCTCAACCGCATCCTTTGTAGTACACTCTTGATTAACCTCAAAATTACTCCCAAATCCTTGGTAACAATCCAAACCGACCATATTTTCACAATTAAAAGACGATAATACAGTTGTATAGTTGGGTAAACCTTCGGCATCAGCAAAAGGGATTTCAGCACCTAAACTATATGGTGGTAAACCTAATGACGCATCTAATTCTGGAATTTCATAAAAAACAAAATTATTGTTTTGTTGTAACAGAGCAGGATTTGTCTGCCACGAACTTCCATTAAGAGCGTCAGATGATGGTAATCTATCAGTTCTCATCACATTAATAACTTTAGATGAAATTGACATAGGATTAGCCGACAAAGAAGGATAAGCATTCGGTGTATAGTATTCATATCTTACGTCGTTATAGTTGAAAAAAAGCGAAAGTATTTGTGATACTAGACCAGCGATCGAAAGACCAAATAAAACATTCAATAGTAAAATTAACCCTCCAATTCCTCCACTTGCAAAAACAAGTGGAGCCAGAAGTCCAAAAGATGCAGGTGCTAAAATAAGGGGAGCTAATGGTGATATATTAAATCCAGTTATATTTGAAAATATATAAGAAGCTCCAGAAACATCCTCGGATTCATCGTATTTTGCCGCATTTCGATTTATAGAATAAAAATCATTGTTAGTTTTAGTAACCATAGCAGTTACTCCTCCCATATTCTTATCGTTTAATCTATTTATATTAGAGTTCGCATCGATGCTTCCATAGTAACCTACTGTTGAAGTTGTGAATCCCGAAAAATCACTACCAGGTGTAAAAAAATAAGAAGGATAAAACATTCCGTTCTGGTTAAATGGTTGAACAGATATATTAGTTTGATTTAATTTTTGTATTGGGATATTAACTCTTGTTTGAGCGGTAATTACCAAATTAGTATCATCAATATTTTTACCAAATAATGCCCCCAATGAATATTCATTATTATATTTCGGAGAATATGGGTCAACCCCCCTTTGTAAAATAAGAATGAATTGGTCTTCAATGTCAGAAAATGCATCTAATGGACTTATTAAATAATCATTTTCATTTCTCGTATATCCAGCTCCAATTCCGGCGACCTTCCTTTGTTTAGCTAAAATTACTCGTGTTGGAGAGACAATTACATTTGGGAAAGCTTCTAGAGTTTCAATATTCCATATCTTAATAGCATCTGCAACTGTAATAGCAGTAACCACTTGATAATATTCTCTGTCTTGCGGATAAACTTGTCTTGTTATAGTACTACCTGTAGGTAATGTATATAAAACAGTTTGGTCAGTCGTTTGAGTAACAGCATAACTAACATTAATTGAAGTTGCTTGTTGAATTGTTGTTCCAGTAATTCCATTAACAATATTATTTTCAGTTTGAGCAGTAAACAAAAAGTTTTTATCTGTTGTAGTTGCAGGATCCACCGAAGTTAGTAATTGACCTGATTCGTAAAACTGATTGGATAATACTGTTATTGTATTGTCAAAGTGAAATTTACCAAAGTTTGAATCTTTTGCAAAAGTTACTTTTATTTTATTAAGGTTGTCAAAATATGAAGGTCTCGTATTGAATATGTTTATACGTTCTCCAATAGTTAAACTTTCAGAAAAAGCAAAATGTTTTCTTTCATCAGATTCATCTGATAAAAATTTAACTACCGACGATTTTGGTGTTTTGAAAACATTCAAATCTGCAACATCATCATTATTTCCAGCAATTGCCTGTGCAAAAATATCAGACTTTATTTGTACATCATCAGATGGAGTACCATCAGCTCCAAAAATAGACTCTAATCCTTCAATATAATTTGGTGGAAATGAAACATAAGATAAAACCCCATTAGTTCCACCGAGTAATGCTTTGGAATCCACCTGAGCCTCATTACATGAACAAGATTGACAATCAGGATAAGTTATCATCGGAAATCTTATTGTGAAATCTTTCGTTTCACATTTTAGTCTCAATCCATTACAAATAAATTGGAAGGGTCTAAACCCAAGAAGTTTTACTCGGCACAAATCACAAAGTGCTTGAATTGTAATTGTGTAAATAAACAAAAGTAAGTGAGCAACTATCAATAATACTATCCCAACAAACTGAATCACTGTGAATATTATAGAAAATAAAAAGTATAACAAATCAAAGTTTTTGAACCCATCATTAACAGGAAACTTATTAATAGTACTATCACAACTGTCATCATCAATTTCTTTTATCCCAATAAATCTACCTCGCCCATCTCCTTTTTTATATTGGTCAATTAATGATGATACAGTATAAACTCTATTGAATTGAAATTCATAAAAAGTGTCTTCGCAATCAATTATTTCATTTAATCTATCTATCTGTTCCGATCCAGTAAACCCATTTGTATATCCACTCCAAGCCAAACCAAAATAATAAGAACTTTCTTGAAGATTTTTCGCAGTTTGACTTGGTGAATTGTTCGGATCTGTTGTGGAATTAACCCATCCATATTCTTTCACATTAGGAACCAAATAACTTGGCCTTCTAGTTTGTATGGTTAAATCGTTCGCTTGTGACCATTTTATTTTGAACCTGTACTTACTTTTAGTTGGTATACCGAGAGTAGAATCGTTAGACAAAACTCTTTCTCCAAATTCATTTGTCACAACATAATCCAAATTCATTGGTAGTTCCGTTAACCAAGTCCCATCTCCATCGATTACATTACCCGCTTGTTCTAACTCATAAACCTCTAATACAGGATTACCATCCTCATCTTGTTGTATTGTTTGTCTTATTGCTAATATTTGGCCAGGCCCAGAAGTAAGCCCACACAAATTACCCATATTATCTTTAGGTTTACAACCTCCAAACGTTTCACCAAATAGTCTAAGTCCAGGTCTAATTCTGAATTTATCAGGTGAAGAAAACATTGACCCCATAAAGACTGAAGTTGGTTGAATATCTACATTCGCATCATCTCGTAAATCAAAATCTAATCTATTGATTGATATGTCACATATTTCAGGATCTCCCCATAAAGGAGAAATTTCAGCATTTTTAGTTAGATTAATAATTTGAGGTAAGGAATTCAAATCAGCAGATGACCTAAATTTATTTCCCGCAACTTGTGCTTCAGTCGCTAAACCCATTCTAATTAAATCTTGTGGTGTTAAGGAGAACTCACCTATGTCTGAAAGGTCAACATCCATCACTATGGTCTGTTCTCCGAGTGGAACTCCCATTATCATATAGTCCCCACTATCATTTGTTCTAGAGGTAAACCTGTAATACTTGTCGTAGATTTCTACTGTAGTGCTTCCTGTTAGAACATCTGATTTTGAAGGTAATGTTCCTGTTGCAGAGTGTTTTGAATACGATGGTGTATAAGGAAGTAAATTATATCTATACCCATCATCGTTCCTATCGTTTGGAGATTTGTATGGATATATACTTGTAATTATTGGGTTTGATTCATCAACCTCTTCGATTGGAATGAATATTGAAACTCTGGCGTTTGGGACGCCAAATCCATTATTTGCTGTGACTCTACCTACCAAAACACCATAGTCCGCACAACTTCTTGTGTAGATATCCGTTTGTTGTATTTTAAGAGATAGTATTTCTAAGAACTCAAACTCTTGGTCTAATTGTACATTAATTGATTTGTTAATACCAAGTTCGGTCTTAATTCTATATGAATCACCCATGTAATATCTTTAGTTTATAAATAGTTTATGTGTAATTTTTAAGAATTAAAAGCACACACATTATAAATTATAAACCAAAGTATTGGATAATAAACCGATTATGAAAAAGTAGTAGATTGGAAATTCTGAACCGAAACCTTAATATCTTTATTTGGATATCTGATTTGGTATACCTGTGATGGTTGTGCAAAAATTGTTGAGTTGACTGGTTGAATCTCTCTTGTCTCAGGATTAGAATATTCCATAGAAGTTTCCTCAGATGAATACTGACCACCAACATTATTAAAAACTTTAATTCCTGAAACAGTTAAAACTCCATTTTGGTTTTGAATAATACTTTGAATTTCAGATAAATAGACATTCTGTCCCAACTCCCTTACTTGTGGATTAAAATAAGCCGAGATTCTATCCACAACATCAGCAATAACTTGACCTGAATTCTGAGCCGATGTCAAAACAATAGAAACTTCAAAACTCAAATCGATAACCTCAGCAGTAAGAATAGATATATAATCATTCATCATTCTATAGTTAGAAAGATACGTCGCGACATTTTGTTTTAAGGTATTTGATACAATATTTGTTAACTTTCCTGAAGTATCATATGATAATAATTGAATCAAAATTTTGTTGTTGTTTTCAGTAACTGAAACTTTGGCAGGTGCACCAAACTCTGATGGCATATTTCTGATAATAGACTCATAATCTTGTACTGTAACGGCTCTCTTTTGAGCTGAGAAGTTAAATGAAACATAGTTTCTAATTTCTTCAAGTGACGGTAACCCCGCTCCACCGATTGCAGCAGTAACGTTATTACATCTCAAAGAATTAACTACTGATGAGTTAGTAAGTTCGGATGGTCCATTAACAAAGAAAGACACGGTACCAATTTGAGTAATAACATTTGTACCTAAGTTAGTACCTAAACCACCACCAATTCTATATTGGACAAATAAAGTTGAGTTTGGAGTTAAAGCAGACCCTAAAGATATGTTGTTCGAATATCTTTGTAAATCTATTGTCGTCCCTAATGTCGTGAATTGGTCAAGAGCATCTTGTGCTGTATTTGTACCACCACCAAAAGTTAATTTTTTGAATCCTTCAGGTGTATATTCACTAATAAATCTATTTGGTGTTTGAATATACCTACCAACCTTAATACCTGGCTGGTCGGATACTTTTGTCGGATCTTCAATAAAGACCCTATCCTCAGCCAAAGCATCTACCTCATACCATTTGTTAGATGGTCCTAAAAATTCCGCACTTGTTGGTATGTTGGTGTATTCAGTTCCACTTTTTAATAAAACACTCGTTATACCTAATACATTTTTTTCAGGTAAAAATAATTCAAAAAATGGCTTAACATCATTTGGTGTAATAATTCTTTTGAACACCTTAGTAATACCATTAACAACCAGTTCTCTTTTAGTAATTGTATAATTAACTAATATATTATTCGCGTTGAAGTTAGGTATCTTAAGTCTATTAGGGAATCCTTGGGCATTGTATGGTGATGTGAAATCAACATCATATATATTTTCAAAAACAATACCAGCACCTGAAACTTGAGACCCACGTGATAAAATTCCAAGATACCTTTCATCTTCTTTATCCCCAAAGGCCGGTACCGTAATTGAAAAATCTACTAAAGATACTGATGGTCTTTGTCCAGGCAGTTTCAATCCATAAGTTCTTGCAATATTATATATTGAAGACCTTTGTTGAGCATATTGCAATACTGTTTCTTGTATACTCCTATCGATGTGATAATGTAAGTTGTCCGCAACAGCAGCATTCAAGTCTAAAAATACTGAGAATACAGATGCGTCATTAAAATCCTGAATCAGTTCAGGATAATATGTTCTCACATAATTTAGTAACTCAGTTCTTATTCCTTGATAATCTCTGGTTGTATATGAAATTTTACGATTTGCCATCTATATTAAATATTAATAATTACAAAATCACTTTGAGCAAAAGTCGATCTGTTGTTTGAGTAATCTATTCTAATTTTTGCAGTATATTCTGAGGTACCTTTTCCTGGTAATCTATAAATTGGAGATTCACTTGTACCTATAATGTTTTCACCTATCATAGTATCAACTTCCTCCATTGGGTCTGCCGGTGTAATTGTTATCTGATTTAATAAAAGGTTCGGCATAAATTGTTGAACCGCATCCCTAATATCTGATTGAATTGCATCAAAAGTCAAACCATCGAATGGTTCAAATAAGAATTCGTATAATCTAGTACCAAATTCAGGTAAATAATATCTACTTCCCTTCCTTGTTAAAAGTAAGTGAATTAAATCAGATTTTACCTGTTGAGATTCTAGTTGAGTAAGTTCTAAAAAATCACCACGTCTAGAATCTCTGAATGGAAAATTAATACCATATGTAACTCCGTTCGCCATAAAGATAAATATAAGTCCCTTGTTTTTCCTTATAAATAGCCCAAAATAAAAAATCCCGATATATATCGGGATTAATTATTTAATTAAGAGGAACAACCGAAACATTCAATTTCAATTCCTTCAGGTTTTGGTGGTAAATTCATATTACTATAATCAATTTTAGGAACCTCCACACTTGTTTTTATTGTCTTTGACTTTGATAAGTCCAACGCTAAGTGTTTAGCACCAGTTGAAATTGCCTTAGTCCTTACATAATAACATAATGTTTTCAAACCTTTTTCCCACGAGTGAAAGTGAGATGATGTAATTTTAGACAACGTAGGGTTCGACATATATATGTTCATAGACTGAGACTGGTCGATGAATGGTGCTCTATCAGCCGACATATTAATCAAGTCTCTCTGAGAAATCTCCCAAATTGTTTTGTACTTAGGAATTAAATGTTCAATTCTCTTAACCTTTTTGTTATAGTTTTTGTCTTCAGGGTCAAGGTATTGATTAAAATTAATGTTTTGAATAGAACCTTCATTCAAAATAATTTCATTCTTCAAATCTTCAGACCAAATACCAATTTTTTCAAAGTCATTAATTAAGTACTTATTCACAATCATAATTTCCCCACCAACAACTCTTCGGTTGAACAGAGCTGAATGTGCTGGTTCAGTCATTTCAAATGAACCTGTAATTTTTGCTGAAGATGCAACTGGCATCTGAGCGGTAAATAAGGAGTTACAAACACCAAACTCTTGAACATCTTTCTTTAATGTTTCCCAATCTAAGAATAACTCAGATTCATTAATTTCCCACATATCAAATTGGAAAATACCTTTCGACATCGGAGAACCTTTGAAGAATTCGTAAGG